ATAAAATGGCACAAACAGTAACAGAATGTTTAGCAGCAGGAACTGATAGCGTAACTTTAATTGACGGTGTAAAAGCTGGAAGTTGGGACGTTGAAGGAATGACACAAGCTGAAATAAACGAGAAGGTTCAAAGAAACGTAGACCACTTATCTACAATCTTACTATACGAACCAGTTGATTCTGATGATGACACTCCAGATGTAAAAGGAGCAGCAAGTAATTTAAAAACTACTCACGTTGCAGCCGTTACAACTGGTACTGATTACATCGCAGCAAATTAATTTAAACCAAACACACCGACAAGTGTGCATAAAACCATAGGAGGATATTATGGATAATAAAGAAACTGTCAAAAAAGAAGAAAAAACACTTGAGGTAGAACTTACACCTGAACAACAAAACTTTCAACTTCATATACAAAGTTTAGCAAACAAAATAAACCAACATCAATTTGAGATTAACCAGTTGATGCCTAGTTTAAAAGCTTATGAACAAGCATTAACAGAAAGCATGAAGCCAAAAGATACTCCTGAGGAGGAAAAAAATGATTGAATTAGTAATGTGGATCACGACTATAGTAACCGTCGCAAGTTTAGTTGCGGCAAGCACACCAACACCAAAAGACGACAAGTGGATTGGTAAACTCTACAAATTCATTGATATGTTAGCTTTAAATATAGGTAAAGCAAAGGAGAAATAATATGGACTTTATAAAAAAGTTTTGGGATAATTTAACAGGCACAGAAAAAGTTACAGTAAGGTCTAGAAATAAAAAAGGTCATTACGTAGCTGATGATAAAGCTACTCCAGATGTGAATGAAGCCTACACTACCAAAAGAGTTAAAAAGAAAAAAGTTTCAAAGAAAAAATAATGGCTACAACTAAAGATGCTTTAAACGCAATAGAATCTCACGAAAGAGAATGTAAAGCTTTATACAAAAGTATTGATAAAAGACTAGAAGACGGCTCAAAAAGATTTGATAAGTTAGAAAATATGATTTGGGCTGTTTATCCTTTTATATTAGCAAGCATAGTATTAACGAGGTACATATAATGAATGATGTAAGTGATAAATTTAGCGGAGACATGAGTCGTAATGAGGTTGAAATAGACCTTAGTAAATTTATGTCAATGGTTTCAGAAATTGGTGAGCTTAAACAAAAAATTATGGAGTTAGAGAATGATAAAGCTCCTGATAATCCATGGCAAAAATGGATATGGCTATCTAATATGATTGATGCCTGGAGAATATTCCCTAGAGCATTTTTAAGTGTATATATTATATTGCTATACAAATGCACAATATGGTTTATGGAACTACCAGCACCAACATTTGAACAGTCAGGCTTGATTTCTGTAGTAGTAGGAGCAGGTGCTGCTTGGTTTGGACTTTATGCAGGAACAGCTAAAGATAAAATCAATAGCCAGTAACTATGGAAACTTTTGACCTTATAGAAAAGGTCGGTTTACCGATAGCTGGTGGTTTGATCATGGGTTATTTTATATTTTTGATTATGAAACAACTTATGGGTAATCTTGTAAATGATATCAAAGGTGTGCAAGGCATCACTAAAATGTTAATCACTAGAGCCTCTATCATGAACAACGATATTATACGAATAGATACTAGTGTATCTAGTGCATTAAATTTAAAACCCGATCTTGATAGAATTGCTAGAGCAGAAAATTTTGTAGAAGACGGAAAAATAGACGCCAGAAGAGACTAATGGACATAGTTGTTTTAGTAGAAAAGTTTGGTTTCACTACTATTATGGTGGTAGGTTTAGGATATTTTGTTTACTTTGTATGGCAAACAATAACTAATATTATAGATCCTGCTGTTTCAGAAATGAAAAAAACTATAATAAGACTAACTGATCAACTTAGGTTATTAGACCAAGATATGATAAGGTTAAAAGAGAAAATAAATACTGTTTTAGAATTAAAAGAACAAGAGGTGTTAAATGAAAAAACAAAAATCAAATGAAGCTGAAAAAGAACTTATTATTAGAGTGGTTCTTATAATTGGGGTTATATTATTATTAGGAGTTTTTGGACAAAACCTATGGGCAGATCAAATAACTCATAAGTTTAAATCACCTTCATTTAATGGCATCAATACTAGCTCACATTATCTTACTATCGAGAACCAAGAATTTAATAGAAGACAAACAATTAAAGACGAGTTAAAAGCTGCTATAGAAGAAGCAGAACGAGATAAAGAGAACTCAACAGTTCAGAGATTTATTAGAAATTTTGAATCACGTGTGTACGCAGAGCTAAGTAGACAACTTATAGCTAATCTATTTGGTGAAACACCTTCTGATTCTGGAGTTATATCTTTAGAAGGTAATACGATAGAATACAGTACAGACGGAGATTTTTTAACACTTAGAATAACGGAAGCAGATGGCACAGTCACGGTTATTACAATTCCTATTGGTAGCTTCACTTTCTAGCTGCTCTATCTTTGACCAGTATGCTGATACATACGAGCAAAGATTTACAGCACATGATGTAGTAAAGATAGAAAATTTATATTCTCAATATCTAATAGATGTTGAGCCACCATTAGTCAGTCCTATTGTTGCGGTATATCCTACATCATTTACAGATCAAACTGGACAAAGAAAAAGCAATAGTGAGTTTGCTTTATTTTCTACAGCAATAACTCAATCACCAAGCACACTACTTATAAGAGCCTTAAAACACGCAGGAGACGGCAAGTTTTTTAGAGTAGTTGAAAGGGTAGGTTTAGATAATCTCACTAAAGAACGTCAACTTATAAGGTCAGCTAGAGAGCAGTTTGCTAGTGATGAAGAAAAAGAGAAAAAACTTTCACCCTTATTGTTTGCGGGAGTATTACTGGAGGGTGCTGTCATAAGTTATGAGTCCAATTTAGAAACTGGTGGTATTGGTGCACGGTATCTTGGAATAGGAACTAGTATTCAGTATAGAGAAGATAACATCACAGTAAGTTTAAGAATGGTTTCAGTAGCTACTGGTGAAATACTTATAGAAGTATTAAGTCAAAAAACCATATTTAGTTATGGTAAATCGGAGGATGTATTTAGGTTTATAGAAATGGGTACCGAGCTAGTGGAAATAGAGTTAGGTAATTCACGTAACGAGTCTGGTACAATAGCTTTAATGAAAGCTATAGAAGGAGCAGTCTTAGAATTGATTGAAGTAGGTTATGATAAAAAGTATTGGGTTTACAATTCACCAACTAAGGAGTAGACTATAAGCATGAAAAATTATTTGTACATGTTATTATGTGTTGTTTTTCTACCGATACACGCTGCAGATAACGAAATATACTTAGACCAAAGCGGTACTACGCTGAACTTAGACATTGAGCAATTAGGTGTATCTAATATTATTGGTGGACTTAACTCAGCAGCAGGAAGTCTTACAGCTTTTGATATTGACGGTACTACTATGACTATTGATATTAATATGATTGGTAATACTAATAAATTCTTAGGTGATATATGGGCAGATAGCTTTACGGCACTTTATAACTTTACTGGTAACAGTAATATCTTCACTATTCAAGTTGATCCTTCTAATACTTTTGGTGCTGACAGCTCTAATCAAAATATTGCTGTTACTGGTTCAAGTAATACTTTTACCTTAAACCAAGGCACAACTGCTTTAGCAGCTACTCTAGATTTAGACTGGATTATCCAGGGTTCTAACAATACAGTTGTATCAAACATTAATATTGATGGTGCAACTAACTATATGGATATAGATGGTAGTGATAATACAGTTAATTATACTGGTACAGGTGTTAGCGCATCAGCAGGAGGCTACTTTTGGTTAGATCACACAGGTGGACAAAGAACATTCAATATACAACAACTGAGTACACAGGATAATGACTGGCTTAAAGTTATTAGTATTGGTGGCAATGCTGCTTCCACAGTTTGCATTATCCAAAACGACCAAGGAACCAGCACTAGCTGCTAGTATTGGTGGGATATCTGAACTTAATGGTTCAGCACAGATAGTAAGAGATAAACCATACAACGCTAATTTAAAATTTTCTATACAAAGTAATGATGAAGCTATTACTACTAATGGTAGAATGGCTATTACCTTTCTTGATGAATCTACAGTAAAACTTACCGAACACTCACAGTTAATTATAGATGAATACATCTATGACCCTGACCCCAGTAAATCTAAAATGGCTCTTACCTTTGGGTTGGGTACTGCTAGGTTTATTACAGGTAGTCTTAATAGAATAGATAAACAAAACATAAAGTTAAAAACACCTACAGCTAATATAGCAATTCGTGGTACAGATTTCACAGCTACAGTAGATGAATTAGGCAGGTCACTTATCATACTTCTCCCTGATGCTTTTGGTTTATCTAGTGGCGAGATAGAAGTGGTTACTGCTATGGGTAGTGTATTACTTAATAAACCTTTTCAAGCTACAACAGTCAGCGTCTTTGAATCTCAGCCAAGTAAACCAGTCATATTAGATTTAACTTTAGACATTATAGATAACATGCTTATTGTTACACCACCTAAAGAAGAATTAACTTTAACTGAAGAAGTATCGCAAAACGCTAAAGCAAACATACTTGACTTTAATGACCTTGATATAGACTACCGTGATAAAGACTTATTAGGCAAAGACGAAATAGAGTTTACAGAGCTGGATATTAACTAACTTGATACTAACCTTTTAGAAGACTTGCTTAACGTTTTAGATTCGTTAGCTATAGGAGAAGATGAAGATGTATTAGCAGACGCAGGCGGTATTAACTTAACAGGTACTAGAATAGGACAAGATCCTGATACACAAATAACTACCCTAGTTCAAGGTGATATAATAAGTCTTAGAAGAAAAGTAAATGATTCAGTTAGATTAGATTTAAACGGCAATGGTTCTTATACTTTAATTATTATCCAGGATGGTGTTAGTAACGTTGTTAAGATTAACGGTGGTGGTGACTCTAATATAACTATTACGCAAAGTGAATAAACTATTATTACCTATACTTATAATACTAAGCTTACCCTTGGTGTTTCAAAGCACGCCAACAGAAATACTAAAACTAAAAATATTTGACACTTTTGTTCAAACACCTGAACCTTCACCATACTTCACAATATTAAATATAACAGAAGAAGATATTGAACGAGAGGGAGGTTATCCACTACCCAGAAAAAGACTAGCAGAGATACAAATAGATTTAATAAACAAAGGCGCAATAGGCATTGGCTGGGTTATATCTTTTCCTCAAGCAGATAGACTGGGTGGAGATGAAGTTTTTGCAGAGAGTTTAAACTACATCCCGAGTGTACTAGCTACATTTGAAAATGATAATAATATTTTCCCAGAAACTACAGGCACAGTTATACTAGGTGATGATATAGGTGGTTACTACTCTAGAGGAGTAGTTAAAAATATACCTATACTCACTGAAGGTCAGTATGTTTTTGAAGGCGTTTCTTCCGCACCCACAGATATTGATAACCTAGTTCGTAGACTACCTTTGTTAATGCGCACTCCTGAAGGTTGGATACCAGCATTCGGTACACAAGTACTGAAAACTTTAGTTGGTGCTGAAACCTATATTATAAAAACTAATTTTAATGGATTAGAAGAGATAAGAGTAAAAGGGTTGCCTCCTGTGCCAGTAGATAGTCTAGGTCGTAAGTGGATAAGTTGGGTAAATACTCCACAAACAACTCTACAAGAAATGAATGTACAAGGTAAGTTTGTTTTTATTGGAATAACAGCATCAGGGGTGATGCCACAGGTTGCCACACCTGTTGGTTTATTAGAACCCCACAAGATACAAGCAGCACTATCTGAGTCAATATTGATTGAAAAGAGTCCATATATACCTGATTATAGTTTATCTGTAGAAATTGTTTCTTTAGTTTTATCTGTAAGCCTTATTTGGGCAATTATAAACTACTTTGGTATAACTTGGGGCGTTTTATTTAGCTTATTAATACTGTCCTTTACAGGCTTACTTGGAGTGTATTTAATAAGGTTAGGAGTACTTATAGATTTTTCTTGGACTTTTATTTCTCAGGTACTTACTTCTACTGTAGCTTTTTATGTTAATTATAGAAAACAATACGTGTTGCGTCAACAGATTAAAAAACAATTTGAGCACTACCTCGATCCTAGACAAGTTAAAAAACTTCAAAATAACCCTGAGCTTTTAAAACTTGGCGGAGAAAAAAGATATGCTACTTTTTTATTCACTGACGTTAGAGGTTTTACATCTTTAAGCGAGAGCGTTGAACCTGAACAAGTAACATACATTATGAATAAAGCACTTACTGCTCAACAGTCTGCAGTACAGAAATACGAAGGTATGGTTGATAAATATATTGGCGACGCAATGATGGCTATCTTTAATGCTCCTATAGATTTAAAAAATCATGAAGATAAAGCTATTGAATGTGCTTTAGAAATACAGAAAAACATGGTGATACTTAATAAAGAATTAGTAGCAGAAGGACTACCCAGTATAGCAATAGGAATAGGAATTAACTCTGGTGAAGCAATTATAGGAAACATGGGGAGTGATCAAAGGTTTGATTATACAGCTATAGGTGACTCAGTAAACACAGCAGCAAGATTAGAGAGTTCTACTAAAGAGGTAGGTCAAGATTTAATTATAGGTCAAAATACTAAACAAAAGTCTAAATTTAAGTTAAAATTATTGAAACCTATAAAAGTTAAAGGTAAAACAAAGGCATTAAAGATATATACGTATGAGCAAAATTAAAACTATAATCATAACGGCTTTATTGTGGGTATGGAACAAGATAAAAACTCGTTACAAAGTCACAGTCTCTTTTAATAAAGAGTATGGTGACGCTGACGATTCTGTGTATATAACTAAAAAGATAATAGTTCAAAAAGAAAATCATTTAAAATTTCGTAATGAAAACGGCAGGATAGTTGAATATAGAAGTGCTGGTGGTTTAAACTACATTATAGAGGAAGCCTAATGCAACAATTTTTATTAGCAATAATACTGGTTTTAGGTTTAATTTCTTATTATTTATATAATCAAAATCAAGTACTGACAACTAACAACGCTGTATTAGAAGGTGCTATAGCCACACAGGAAGAAACAATCACATCTATACAGGCAGATTTTGAATTACAAACAGGAGAATTAAATCAATTGACTTTAAGTAGTCAAGCAGCACAAAGAGAGTTAAATAGATACACACAATTTATACAGAATTATGAATTGTCAGCTAAAATATTAGCAGACCCAGTAGAAATGGAAAGGAAAATTAATAATGGTACAAAACATATCATGGAAGAAATCGAGAAACTCAGCACAGTTGTTGATGATCTTGATGATGGCTTGCAGTTGCAGCCTGATTCCTAGTAAACAGATAGAAGTTACGGCAAAACCAATAGAACGTAAGATTGTTCAACCAGTTATGCCTAGAGAAATAGACCTTAAAGAACCTATGTGGATTGTTGTTACTCCAGATAATTGGGAAGATCAACTAGCTATGATAGAAAAACAAGAAGGTGAGTTAGTGTTTTTAGCTATGACTATACCTGATTACGAAGTTATGGCGTACAACATGCAGGAATTAAAGAGATATATAAATGAACTTAAAGAAGTTGTTGTGTATTATAGAAAGGTTACAATTACTAAAGAGGAGTAAAGATATGAAAATATCGTTAGAAGGGTTAGGATTAATTAAAAAGTTTGAAGGCTGTGAGCTTGAAGCGTATAAATGTGCAGCAGGAGTATGGACAATAGGTTACGGATCTACTAAAGGCGTAAAGGAAGGTGACTCGCTCACTCAAGAAGACGCAGACAAGTTACTTAGGCACGAAATGGACGAATACGAAGGTTATATTAAAGACATGGTAAAGATTGATCTCAAACAAAATGAATTTGATTCTTTAGTTAGTTGGGTGTTTAATCTTGGTCCAGCTAATTTAAAAACTTCTACTATGCTTAAAGTAATTAATGATAATAAACTAGAAGAAGTTCCTTCTCAAATGAAACGTTGGAACAAAGCTAACGGTAAAGTCCTAGAAGGTCTTATCAGACGCAGAGAAGCAGAAGCTTTGTTGTTCCAAGGTAAGGAATGGCACGAGGTGTGATATGCCGTTAAGTAAATTTGTATTTAAACCTGGAATTATGCGTGAAGGCACAGCTTATGATAATGAAGGTGGATGGTTTGATTCTAATTTAGTTAGGTTTAATGCTGGTAGACCAGAGAAAATAGGTGGATGGCGTAAAGATACTGATAATTCTTTTTTAGGTACATGTCGTGCTTTACACCCTTGGGTATCATTAAACGGCAGTAAATTTTTAGGTTTAGGAACTCATTTAAAATACTACATAAACGAAGGAGATAGTTTCAACGATGTTACCCCCATACGAAAGACTACGACTAATGGCGTTACTTTTTCTGCTACTAACGGCAGCAGTACTATAACTGTAACTGACTCAAATCATGGAGCAGTACAGAATGATTTTGTTACTTTTAGTCAAGCTGTTAGTTTAGGTGGTTTGATAACAGCAAATGTTTTAAATCAAGAGTATCAAATAACTACAATTGTCAGTACTAATTCTTACAATATTACCGCTAAAAATACTAGTGGTGTTACTGTAGTTGCCAACTCTAGTGATAGTGGTAACGGTGGTTCGGGAGTTGATGGAGTTTATCAAATAAACGTGGGTTTAGACGTTTATGTTCAATCTACAGGTTGGGGCGCAGGAGCATGGAACGCAGGTACATGGGGTTCAGTAAATGCTTTATCTAAAACTAATCAATTACGTAATTGGTCTCACGATCATTACGGTGAAGATTTAGTTATGGCAGTACGTAACGGTAGCATATTTTATCACGATACTAGTGGTGGTCTTGAGTCTAGAGCAGTTTCTTTAGCTAGTGTTAGTGGTGCTAATTTAGTTCCTACTATTTGTTTAGGTGTTACTGTTTCAGAAACAGATAGGCATCTTATAGTTTTAGGTTCTGATCCAATATCTGGTACATCTAGGACTGGAGTACTTGATCCAATGCTTGTTTCTTTTAGTGATCAAGAAAATCTCCTTGAATTTGAGCCTTTAGAAACTAATACATCTGGTAGTTTGAGGTTGTCAGAAGGTAGTTTAATAGTAGGTTCAGTAAAAGCTAGACAAGAAACATTAATATGGACAGATACAGCACTATATAGTATGCAGTTTATTGGTCCACCTTTTACCTTTAGTCTTAACTTAATCAATAACAACACAGGATTAATATCTCCTAATGGAGCGGTTACTTCTCCTAGTGGTGTGTATTGGATGGGGTATGATAATTTCTATATTTATAACGGTAGTGTAAAAAAAGTGCCTTGTAGTGTATTGAGTTATGTTTTTGATGATTTAAATTCTGGTCAAGCTTATAAAGTTTTTGCCTACACTAATAATGATCATGATGAGATTGGCTGGTTTTATCCATCTTCTGGTTCTGAAGAAAACGACAGGTATGTAGTTTACGACTACAATGATAACGTTTGGACTTACGGAGAACTAAGTAGAACTGCTTGGATAGATGAAGGCACAGTCGATTATCCAAGAGCTACTAGTAATAATTATCTCTATGAACATGAGTTTGGTTTTAATGATGATGGTACTCCTATGACTAATGTATTTATTGAAAGTTCAGATTTTGATATAGGTGATGGAGAACAATTTGCTTTTATATCAAAAGTTATACCAGATGTTAAATTTTTAAACAATAGTAGTAGTGGTAAAGTAAACATAGTTTTAAAAACTAGGGACTTTCCTGGAGATAGTCTTACAACTAATAGTACAAGTAGTGTGGCTAGTACAACTCAACAGATACATGTACGGAGTAGAGCCAGACAAGCAGTATTAAGACTTGAATCTTTTGATGATAATACTGATTCAGGTAACAATGACATAGGCTGGAGATTAGGAGCTACAAGACTAGATGTAAAGAATGATGGTAGAAGATGAGTAAACTTTTAACCACTAGACTACCTATAGCCACAGAAGAAGCAGTTGATTCAGATACATATAATAGATTAATAAGGGTTTTAGAATTAAATTTAGGTACATTTGATCCCGATAACACGAGACAAATGAACCAAAGTCAAAGGAATAAAGTCAAGTTTAATCCTGGAAGTCTTATTTGGAATACTGACTTAGGTGTACTTCAAGTTTGGACTGGATATCACTGGCTTGATATTGGTCAAAGGCTTAATGACTTTGGTTACGAGGCTATAGCGAGTGTTGGAAAAGTTACAGTATCTACAGGTGGTAATACATCTATTGAAATAAGTAATAATTACTGAGTGTAGGTAGTGTTTGTAGACTATACAGTTCAAGAAGTTGTATATATAATAAATAGATGATCATAGGAATGATGTAATGGGTGGTTTAAAAAGTGCATTCAAAAGCATAAAAAGGTTCGTTAAAAAGAACACACGAGACATCGCCACAGTTATAGGTTTTGCTATTGGTGGTCCAGCAGGTGGTGCTGCAATGGGTGCTGCTATAGGTCAGGGTGTAGGTTCATTAGCAGAAGGTAGAAGTTTACAAGATTCAGTAATGAGTGCTGGTAAAGTCTACGCTGGTGCTAGTATGGCACAAGGTGCTGGTCTTCAAGGTGGTCAAGGTTTTGGTCAAGGTACAATGGGCACAGGCATCAGTTTTGGTGACCCAATAACAGGTAGTGGCGGTATAGGTGGATTTTTTGAAGACGTAGGGGCTACAGGTAGAGACATGTTTTCTGGTGCTGAGGGAACTAAATTCGGCAGTGGTGATTTAATGGGTAGTTTTGATAATCTAAACGCACTACAAAAAGCAGGTGTTTTAGGTATTGGTGCTAGTGCACTAAGCGGTGGGGAAGATGCTCCAGCTGAGATGCCTGGACCAATAGATCAAAGTGGATATCTTCAACGAGGTTTAACTCCTGCTGTACTTAGTGATGTGTATGGACCATCAGGTGGCGGTGCTAGTGGTTCAATGCCTAGCTTAGCAAGTTCTTACGACTACGACCCAGTTAATTCAAGTTTAGAAGAATTTTTACGTAAACAACAAGAATACGAACTTGACTTCCCAGAGTTTGAAAGAGTACAAGTAAATGATGGTGGTAAAGTAGCAAGACTAGCAGACGGTGGTGAAATACCTAAAGAAGATTTAGATTTAAGAGAAGACGGTGGAGATATTAGTGATCCTGAAGGTTCAGGTGATGAAGATACTGTCCCAGCATTACTCGCTGACGGCGAGTTTGTTGTAACTAAACAAGCTGTATCTGGTATAGGAGACGGCGACCATGAGTTGGGTATTGCTCAACTTTATGATATGATGAATATGAACGAAGACAAAGCTCAAAGCATGGGCATAGGTAGGGCATAATGGCAACAGAGCAAACAACAGGGCGTACCGAGAGTTTACCACCAGAGTATTACAGACAATTTATGGCTGGTGTTCCAGGAGCAAATATTCCTGGCATAATGCCGTTACTAAATCAAGATTTAGTTAATAAATTACAAGGCATGGGCGTAGAAGGTGCTACACCCTACAGTTACCAAGGTCAAAGGATAGCAGACTTTACTCCTGCTGAGCGTATGGCTATGCAGATGACAGGTGAAAACGTAGGCTCGTATCAACCTTATTTTGATGAAGCTGCAGGTATGGCTAGACAAGGGTATGGTGACGCTAGAACTAGTGCTGCTGAAGGTATGAATTTTATGCGTCAGGGTGCAAGAGAAGGTGCAGCAGGTATAGGCGAAGCTCAAAACTTATTAAGACAGGCTCCTGGAGTTGCAAGAGATGCAACTTATGAAGGTCTAGGGGCGTTACGTGGCGGTCAGGATACTTTAGGTCGAGCTGGTCAAATGGTGGGTGGAGCTAACGTAGACTTATCTCAAGCACAAAACACACTTAGTGGTTCTTTAGGTAATATAGGAAGATCAGCAGAAACAGGGTTTGGTGCTACTAGAGGTTTTGACCCTGGAGATATTTCTGGTTTCATGAATCCTTACGAGGATCAAGTAGTTCAAAAAGCTATGCAAGATCTTGAAGACCAAGGTGCTAAAGCAGATATAGCAGGTAGAGCACAAGCTATAGGCTCTGGTGCTTTTGGTGGTAGTAGAGCTAGATTAGGAGCACAAGAAAGAGAAGAAGCATTAAGGGAAGCTCAACTTCAAACCGCAGCAGGTTTACGTAGTCAAGGTTACGAGTCGTCAGCAGGTAGAGCACAATCAGCATTTGAAGCACAACAAAATAGACAAGCACAACAAGCAGGACTTCTAGGTAATTTAGCAGGTCAACAAGCTAATATAGGTAGTCAAATGGGCACATTAGGTTTAGGTCAACAAGGTGCTCAGTTAAATCAAGCTAACGCTTTAGCTAATATAGGTCAAGGTCAAGCTGGCATGGGTGCACAAATAGCAGGCATGGGGCAAAACTTAGCAGGCACTATGGGCACTGCAGCTGGAGGATTAGGTAGTCTAGGTACAGGATTAAGTAACGTTTATGGTGGCACAGGTCAAAACTTAGCTCAAACAGGTATGCAATCTGGTACTATGGGTTCTAATACGGCTGGTCAAATGGCTGGATTAGGTCAAGGTCTATCAGCTTTACGTCAAGGTGACGTAAATAATATGATGGGTGTAGGCGGTATGCAACGTGGACAAAACCAAGCTGGTCTAGATTTAGCTTATCAAAACTTTGTTGGTCAATACAATTTACCTGCTCAATTAATAGGTCAAGCAGGTCAAACTGCAGCAGGAATAGCACCAACATTAGGCGGAACCACATTAGCACAAGGTTCTAGTAGTGGTGGTTCTAACTCAATGATGCAAGGGTTAGGTGGAGCAATAGCAGCATACGGTGCACTAAGAGGTCAACCTGGACAACAACAAACAATGCAGAATATGGGTGGTGGACAACAACAATACAGGCAAGAACCAACTCGCCCTAACCTTCTAATGAGATGATAAACGAACAAGATTTACAAAGTAGTTTCGATCAATCTGGTGTAATTCAACAAGCTAGACAGATGCTGGACGCTGGTCAGCCTATTGAGTTTATATCTCAAAATACAGGTTTAGATAGACAAGTTATAGAGAATTTATTGCTCAGTAACCAACAAGTACAAACACCACCCATAGCCCCTCCACCTCAAGTAGATGCAATGGACATGGGTATTATGTCAAACCCGATGTCTAATGGTGAAACTGAAAGTTCAGTAACTAATATGAATACTGGAGACCCAGAAACTAATGATGTTATGGCTTTTTTAAATGAAAGTCTTGGTGTTGATAAAGGTGACGATGAAACTATGACGTTAACTCAAGCACTCAATAGTGGTAGTGTAGCTGGTATAGGCGATAACTCAGCAGCTTTTAGTTCTTTTGTTGATAACGCTAGTATGTTTGAAGATTTAGCTGACCCAGAAAAACTACAGATCTATAAAGATGCAGCAGCATCTATTATAGGTGAACCAAACTACGAAAGTTTAATTGAACAACCCGACAAGGTGATGCCGTACTTGGCAGCTGGACTTTCATTAATTAACTCTGGTGAACGAGGTGATGACTGGGGTGCAGCATTAGGTAAAGCATTTATTACTGGTAAAAGTACAGCTATAAAAGAAGATAGCGATTACGCTAAAAGTAAAGCTGGGTTAGATGCAGCTTATCAAAGTAATATCAATAATTTTGTTACTTCATTAGCTCTAACAGACATGAAAGATAGAATGGCATACAATAAAACTATGCAGATGAATAGACTCAAAGCTCCTAAAATGTATGATTTTGCTGGAGCGTCAGGTACTTACGCAGATAAAGAAACAATACCTTTAGATGAATCAACTTATGCTCAATATGCTAAAGCTTTTCCTGGAATGGTGAGACCAGCTGAGGATTTACCACTCAAACCATACACAGTATCTTCTAGTTTAGACAAAGGTTCAGGTTCTAGAATGAATGTGTTCCTTGACCAAGACCAATTAAGGTTTTATCAAAATGACCCTAAGTACGCTGGTAATATAAGGGCTGGTCATGATGAAGCTACTAACATGAAACTTTATTCAGTTGATCAAGGTGACGGTTCTAAAATAGAAAAGTGGTTAACTCCTGAACAATTCAATGATCTACCAGAAGATCAATCAGGCACTATTATATCTACCGCAGGTCAACCAGTTTATGTGTACGATAAACTTAACGGTGGAACTGATTTTGTTAGCTCTATGGAGCTGACGCGTAATGGTGCTAGGTATGAAAAGATAAGTGCTTTTAGCGGTAGTATGACTAGCCCCGACGGTACTGTTATTGAATTCGGTAACGATAGTACTGGTAGTAGAGCTACTGAGCGTCAAGGTATAAAACAATTTGATACTGTCAAAACAAAACTAGCAGGTATTGATAGAGCTGTAGGTGGGTACTTTATTTCAGCTGATAACCTAGACAGTAACATTAATAATTTTGTTTCTCAGTTCCCAGATCAAGCTGATTTAATATTCGATAATATGGCTGGTAGAGGAGCAAAATTAGCAGATAATTTTGTTATTGGTTTAAAAGGTTTCGGTAATTTATTTCAACTAGCCCCAGAAAAAGGGGGTAGCAGTTTTTATGTTGGTGAAACTAAAGTCAGTTACGATGAGTATAAAAATAATATTATAAGTTCTAGTGAATTTGAAAGTTTTAGAGAAAGTCCTTTAGCTAAGTTTTTAGAAGAGAGCGGAATAACAGGTGCTAGACTTGACGCAGCACTATTTGATATGGCTATGATAGGTGCGGGTTCATATTCCACTGAAAAAGGTTTAGACCTAAGAGCTATATCAGATTTTGAAACTAGGCAATTTATGAAAATGCAAGGTGCAGAAGCTAAATCTTTAAAACAATTTCAAGCTATTACTAATGATTTTAGAACCAAACTAATCAATAGAAACATAGACGAAATAGAAAGAACTATGATGCCTAGTAATCTGTATCAAATTAAAAAGAAAGACGGCACACCAGATCTTGAAGCTGTTGAGGTTTTAAAAAAAGACGCAGAAGTTTACTTAAATAAATTACTTGAACTTAAAGAAAAACTTTCAACCAGTATTCCTGACCCTAAAATAAAAGGTAATTCAACTTTTGTTGCTGACGCCAGTATTGACCCTGACAATGAACAAGTCAAACCACTTAATATATCAATACTACCAACATCTGTTTTTGCTCAAAAGTTAGGTATAACTGAAACAATAACTACAGACACAGTAACTCCAATAGAAGGTAGCTACCGCGATATGATTAACAAATACGCTATGCTACAAGGTAGAATAGACGAGCAAGATGCTTACGTTACCCAATTAGAGAAAAACTTAACAGAAACAGAGTTCGAAATCTTTAAAGCTCACGTTTTGCAGGCTCAAAAACTAGGATTATAGAATGGCACAAAATGATATTATAGACATCGACGAAATTATAGATGCTAATATAAATTTAAATCAGCCTATACCTCAAATGAACGTGCCTCCTGCACCACAGACTATTGAACCTGGGATTTACGGTGAAGATACTCCAGGACAGTTTATACCTAATGATTTTAAAAATTTTTTAGTAGACAAATTAAACATACAGCCTCAAATAATTGACAAGATATTAGGTAAACCATACAGTTTTCGTGATCGTTTTTTAAATTTAAATCCAGGTGATGCTATAAGAGATTTCACTAGAGCTAGTATCCCAGGCGATCAACCTTTAAGAGAA